AACTAGTTTATTGGCTTTATTTAAGGACAAATACTTCTTCATCTCTAGGCAAGAGATGTATTCCATATCATAGTAATCACCATAAATCTCATAGATTTTAGGTAAGTTTATATTGTAATTGGAAAGAACATCATATCTTTCCAGATTACGGGCAATATCACCAGTTTTTCTTACGAAGATTTTATCGTCATCTTGCATTAAAGAAACATGACTGGCAGAATGGCCTTTCAGTTCTTTTAATGTTTTTACCACTTTGCAAAATCATCTCTAACTAATGAATGTCTTGTGCCGTTGTGGGCGCCAGGACCAAATGGGTGATTCATATTACAATACATCAAATTCTCACCAACTAAATCAGATACTTTCCAATTCATACTCATCATATCTTCACCAATCATTGTAACACCAACATCATAGAATTCATCTATACGATTAAACACGTTACAATACTTATCCATGTTGCGTGACGATGAGAAGGCAAACTGATCGTTTCCGAAGTCTCTATTTGGTGTCATTCGACAGTTTGGAATGTACAACTTAGAATTGTCTAGTTCTTCAAAAGGTATCTCAGTATTCAAAGCAAAATCAAAACGAGAACGAATGACCCAATCAAAGTTCATTCCGAATTCTCTTTCGTATTTAATTTTTAGTGTGTTAGCTTTATTCAAAGAATAAAATTGCGCCCATGTAGACAACGCAGGATCTTTTACTTTCCAATTTGGTTGTGGTGGTGGAACTCTTGTATACTTTGACAAGTCTGGTTCTTGTGGTGGTTCTGTTAACCACAATTGACTGTTTGTATATAACTTCAGTATCTCAGTTTCATCCACAGTATTCCATGTGTGAAAGAATACTGTAACATCGTGTTTGTCAAGTAAATTCTTTTTTACAAATGGAAAGGCCTTATCGAAAGACCTTGCTTGACCAGATAGGCATAATGCAACTCTCATATCATCTCTTTATATAAACAGGTAAATCAATTGCAATATATGGTGTATCAGTCTCAAAGAAGTTTCTCATACACAACATATGCGGACAGTATCGTCTTTCATCATGTAACATGATATCTCTTTGTCCATTCTCCCAAAAGAATTTAATACTCAACCATTCTTTTGTTTTCTTACTAAATCTCTTTGACATGATTTCTTCAGCTCTTGGGTAAAAGAAATACTTGTCGGCATATTTCCATGGCACAACTGCAAAGATATCAGACACCATTCCATATTGTTCATTCGTTGGTGTAATAACAACTTCAGAATAATCTTTTACTAGATTGCGTAACTTGAATGGATACAGATGTGTATCATATCTGCTGAATATGATGTTATCATATTCTTTTTCAATCAACTCAAATGCCTTTCTACGGGCAAAGTGCATCGATAGTGTCACATGATTTCTATCATTAACCATCAAGTCTTTAGGATTCTTCTTTGCAATTCTTTCTTCTGCGTCAAAGAATTCTTGTGCATACGTTTCATTCTTTTCGACCAACCATTTTACTGGCTTCAACATCTTAATAACGAAATCGATTTCTTCTTGATTGCCTTCATCCCAAATAAACAGATAAACATCTAATTCATTTTGTTCTTTAAAGTGTACAACTTCATCGGCAATATCTTTGAATGTTCTGATATGCCCAGCCATTACTAATGCATTAGTCACCGTACTTCTCCTCGATGATCTTACGCCATTCTGGAACTCTATCATACTGATGAACGATGTGATATGGTGTACCAGTTGATGTTGTCACCATGTCACCAACTAACTTAGGAGTTTTCTCTAACAGATGTGGCTTGAATGCATTAATCTTAGACGGATCAGCAGTAGTTCCTAATTGACATGCCCAACCATCTTCTGAACAAGTATACTTACATGTATCGAGGTATGGATGCATCGATATCATAAAGTTGAAAGTGGATTGATCGCAGATTGGGATTGGTTTACCCAAACATGCAGAGAAGATACTGATTGCAATATCTCTCATTGCAGTACCAGAGCCTGCAAGAACACCAACATTATAAATTTCATTATCTCTGTATAGACTGTGTAAGTAAGGACCATAAGTCTCTAACAGATTATTATCCCCCCATGGTTCGTTTTTATACAAAATACTTTCGGATGAGAATACGAGATTCTCAGAGATAAGATTCGCTTCTAACCAGTCAATCGGATTCTGTTGAAAGATAACATCTTTAACATCGGTTGTAATTACATACCGATATTCGTGATTGCGTAGGTGGTTGAAAATGTGAGCAAAGCGCTCAACGTGAATTGGTAACTGAGATTCGTACTTCAAATTACCATTGGCATCTTTATTGACTGCCACAACTGTAAAACCAGCTGCAACAACTTTGGCAACTGTGTTCTTGTCACAGTTAAAAAGAACCAGAACTTTGTCACCCTCAAAGCCTGATTTGTTGATTGAGTTAACCCAATACTTTAGTTTTGGCCAATCGTAATTGGTACTTGCGCCTATAATCAAATCTTTCATAATATACTCCAGTCATTTATTTAGTTGATATCAGTCTCTTGTAAGATTTAAAATCTTTTGTATTTGTGTTTCTAAAATTGGTTTACGATTTGGCCATTTAATAATTGGTTGATCGGCTGTCTTCAGTAATTTAGTTAAGAATGGTAGAATAATCTTTTCTACTTCATGTAGACGAGCTTTGTACTCATCTACTGTTTCTTCTTTCTCAGCAATTACCGAGTTATATTCTTCTTCATCAGTTGCCGTGAATCCAAAATCATTATCACCATATTCGGCCATAATCTCTGATAGATCATATTTTTTTTCTGCCATTACTTACTCCAATTTTTAGCTGCGTTAAAGTTTGCATGAGCAAATTCTAATCTATCAATTAACTTAACTGCATTGCCTTTTAGTTTATCTACTGCAACAAAACCTTCTGGATTAGTAACTTTGTAACCATCATCTGTACGAAGGAATGTACCAGTAACTTGTTTTAGTTGTTGTAACTTCTTAACAATCATATTCTTTGCATCAACAACATTATTCATCATATCAAAAATTCTAACTAAATCAGTTCTTGAGTTGCGGAAGAAACGCATAATCTCTGTCTTCTCTTTGATACGTTTCTGTTTAGTATCTTCTTTCTTTGCATCACTAATGTCTTTATTTAGTTTAGCTTCGACCCAACGAATCAATTCTGTTGTATGTGCTTGTGTGTCTCTAATCTTTAGACCTTCACGAACTTTTGTGTTATTGAAAGTTTTGATGTATGTTAGAATAACATCACTTGCAGCTATTCTATTTAGCGCTAGAGAACTAATAGATTGTAATGTTCTTCCCGCAACAGATAAAATACCAGTAATTTGTTTTGTTTCTTCTTCTGTAAACGATGCAGTACCAGATGCATCAACAAAATATGCATCACGAAACCAAACATCTTTAGTTGTTGTTAGATTCTTAATATCTATGTTGAATGAAGCCTTCATATCAGAGAATGTTTTACCTGTGTATGAAGTGTGAAACACAATACCCATTTGTGCAGCCTGCATTGTTTTTGCAAGTTTAGAATCTGATGGTACAGCATACACAATTGTATTTGGTTGAAACGTGATGTAATTTTCACCATCAATATTTTTTTCTGTGATATCACCTTTTGCAAACATCATATCACCTTGCAGAACACCTTTAATCCCTAACTTAGGCAGATATCGTAATGCGACTTTAAGTTTGGAGTTTAAACCCTCACTCGAATGATTGTTGTCAATATCTTCATCGGTGTAATTCAATTTAGGATTTGCATTGAAGACACCTTTTGTACCAACAAAGAATTTGCCATTATCTGGATTAATGCCACAGAATACAGCAGGTGCACCATCCCATTTTGTAGTAAGATTTACTTTAGATGTAGAATGGCCTGCAAGCATATCTCGCAACGATTGAAGAAAGTTGATAGTGTCACGAGCGCCATTGACACCACGATTTAATATCTCATCTTCAATGTGTTCAAGGTGCAGATTAGCACCTTCTTTTTTAGATTCTGTTAAAAATTGTGTGAAGTTCATTTTAGTATAATTTTCCAAACGGACCAAACTGACTACCTTTTTTCTGAGCCAAGAAACACATATCGGTTAAAAGATTATCTCTTTCTTCTTTTTTCATAGAACAAATACCATATAAAAAATTTATTTGCATCAATTTAGAATTAGCCGTATGTGGTTCAATACTAAAAACTTTTTGCATATTAGAAATAAATTCTTCTACATTGTTTATACCAGTATCAACTCCAGCTGCATTAATTACTTTAAATGCATTTTTAGCATATTGTAAAGAGGTTTTATCAAGAAATTCTTCACTAGTCATTGGATATTCTCTATGACTGTTTTTGAAAGCAATCTTATAATCTTTTAATAATTTAGCTAACAAATCAAGTGGTGTTTTACCCAATCTCGCTTTAGTTCCGGCGGAAGATGTTGGTTCAAATTTTAAATTATTATATCCAGATGTACTATTTGCTTTAATTTGAAAATCGTATTTCACACCATCACCATTCACAATAATCCTTGTATCTTGTGTTGCAAATTGCGTACCGTTTTTTAAACTCAACGGACACTTCATAGAAGAAATATTAAAATTATAATTTTTCTTATCGGGAAAATCATCTTCATTAATATTAACTTCTTCATATTTAGCTTCTTTACCAGAAATTAATTTTAAAGAAACACCAACAAGTCTTCTTTGTTTATATAAAGTTCTCATAAGAGCATTCAACTCTAACAAACTAGAAGCTTTTCCATCTTCAACTACTTTTTTAATATCTGCAATAACTTTCTGTTCATTTTGAACACACCAAATATCAGCTGGATCCCATGAATCTTTTTTAGAAATTTTGAATTTTGTACGAACAAGTTCTGTAATAAAATCCATGAATCCACCGTCTCTATTGAATTCTGTAAATTTGGATGATGAAAACTCTTTAAACATGGTTTTCTGTTGAGCATAAAAAGCTTTTGTCCATTCAGCATTTATTGCTGGATATATTGCCACTAGTTCTTTATATTTTTTATCTTTTACAATATCTTCCGGACTATTGTATTTTTGATTATCATTCAATACTCTACGAAAAACCCACGCAGAACCCAGTTCTTGCATTCTTGTTAATTCAGCTGCTGAATAAGTTTTAGCCATGTAAACACTCCGATTGTTATTGAATTATTTATCCTATCTCAATTACCATATCCTGTCAAGCAAAGAATGCATCTAAAGAACCTTTATTCATATAATTGTCTACAATATCAAACTTCTGTTGTTTTTTAGAGAATGTCCAGACTGGTTCTATGTAAACTTTCTTCATAAACTCATCTAGATTCTCTACGTTCTTTGGCCTTTGCATAATACGCATACCCAATTGACCACAGAAGTTTGCACCATTACTTACCATATCATCAATCAAATCATCACTTGCATAATATCTTGTAGTTTTAATTTTTGGGTCCATGATGTTAACAAATTGAAACCCATTGTCACTTAGACTTGCAAATGTTTTACGATTAACAGGAAGATAGAAACCATCTCGCCATTGCTCATACGTTTGATATCTCGACCACGACTGTTCATCTGAATGTTTACCATCTGTATTATATTTCTCTGTTGCAAAATATGGTGGTGATGTAAACGCACAATCAATTGGTGGTAAAATAGAATAGTCAAAGTCTTCGGCTGGTTTACGATGTATCTCTACACGTTTCTTGCCTTCAACAATAAAGTATTCATTGGTGAATGTAGTCTTTGGTTTCTCACCATACAACTTCTCATACTCAATACATTGTTCAAAGTATTTCAAATATGTTTGGTCATTTGGATCTGTACCATAATATTGTTCTGCACTTGAACAATAGAAACCAGCAAGTCTATCACCCCAGCCGCAAGATGAATCAAACACAGTCTTTGCATTTGATATCTCATAGAGTAACTTTGCAACTTGTGGTTTAAATTGTGTTGCAATATAGGCACTCAATCTAAACGATGAAATATAAGCACTAACTGATAGTTCTTTGTTACCCAATCGCCATAGTGCAAGAAATACACTACGCAAGTTATCATTGTTTTCCCAACGATAGATTGGAGATTTATATCCCCATGCATCACACTTATATCTTAATGTTTGGTGAAAATAGTTACTCACGTTATTGAATTGTGAGCCCATTTGAATTACACCAAGACCATGCTCAGAATATTTTCTACCATAATCTTCAAACTTTTCAATCACAATATCTTTTACTTTATCGTGTTCTTGGAATGTAGATTTCAAATCAGATAATGTCAATGACCAAAAGGCACTTTGCATATCT